CAGCCACGCCGAAGAGCGGAGGAGGAAAAAGTCGATAGAAACCGATCGGGACACCATCCCGTTTGATTTCGATCAAATCACCAACCCCGGCATCTACGCGGATGATCCGCTTTGGAAACGCTATTGGAAAACCGATGGAATCCGTGCGGTGAATGCCAATGGTTCGGTCATTACCGACCAGATGGAGCGATTTCGTCAGGCCTTTGAGCTGGGCTACATGGCCTGTCGTAAAATTGAAGGGGGCGCTTAGTGATCCATGAGTTTTCAGTACCGTTTGAAGTTGTCACTCCAGTGGGAGATGGCCGCGCCATTTATGTTCAGGCCGCCGGGCCCCTGGAAAATGATCTTTGGTGCGTCGCGCTAAAGGATGGTGGCCGACTCATGCATTTCCGTACCGATCAGATTCGCCTTTGGGCAAGCGGAACCTGGTCGATTGCCAAGGAGGATTTGTGACCGCATCGGCCGAAGATAATGCGGACATGGAAATGATCAGCGATGTCTTGGCACGACTTGGTGAACATTTTGACAGCGTCCAAATTTTTGCCAGCCGGCAAGAAGTGGACGGCGGCGACCAGTCAGTCGTTAACATTTACAGCGGGTGCGGAAATTGGTTTGCCCGATATGGCCAAGTCAAAAACTGGCTCATCACTGAAAATGAGCGCACCAAAACCCGCGTTCGAAACGAGATCTTTGACGAGGAGGATGAGGAATGAGCGCTGGAAAAGGATCGGCTCCAAGGAATTGTTTCACGCAAACATTCCGAGATAATTACGACGCAATTTTCCAAAAAAAAGATTCTGATGCTGATATTACCGCAGCAATTCGCCACATCATTGCCACCGAACCTGATGATGACGAACGGCACAACAAATTGGTCGGATTGTCTTTTGCCAAGGCCGGTCGAATGCTGGCGCGTCAAAATCAAGAAAATCGCCGCACCGTTTCGCCGCACCCCGAGGTATGAGTTTCAAGCGCGTTTGCACGGCCACAATCTTAGGGAAGCGATGGAGCATCGGTTTTGGATTTCCCGGCCGTACCGGCGGAATTGTCGACGACGGGTCAGCCGACAAATACCAGCGCCGAATTGTCATCCATGCGGCTCATAATGGACGAACCCGATCCCTCGTGGAATGCACCGTTCACGAACTCCTGCACGCCCGATTCCCAGACATTGAAGAGGAAGCCGTGACCGAGTTTGGAGAACTGGTAGCACGGGTTTACGAGAAACTTTCAGCACACGAGTAACAACCAAACCCAACAACACCATGAGCGAAAACACCGCAGTCAAAGGTACATTTGTCCTATTTAAAAACATCAAAAAGGAAGGCGATCATCCACGCAAACCGATCTATTCGGGATCCATCGAACTGCCCGACGGCACCAAGTTTGATCTGGCCGGGTGGATCAACGAGGGCAAGGTCGGCAGCAAAATTGAGGGCCAAAAATACATTAAGGGGGAAGTCAAGGATCCCTGGGTGCCTACGGCCCGCGTCGAGAGCCCGGCGCCGAGCGCCAAGAGCCAGCCAGATCACCCCGTGCATGGTGCTGACGATATTCCCTGGTAAATGATCCAGACCCCGCATCCCGTTCATCCGATTGTTGAGCTGATCGGCCGTCGCAAGGATGGTCGGATTGCTGCTCGAGTGGGTGAGCGGGAGCGGATTTTTACCCGGGATCAGCTTGCGGCCTTCATCACAGCCCGGGAGGAAGGGATTCGGTTGGAGAAAGCGGATCCGTTGCGCTACGGAATTGAACCGGCTTCCTGGGCGCGTGCCGATGCCGAACGGTCTCGCTTAAGGGAAAAGTATCCGGTCGGCGTCGTTGAGGAATGGAATCTCGGAGGCAACCGTGCAGGAAAGTCCGAGCGTGCAGCAAAGCGGATCGTCGAATTGATGATCGAAAAAGACTTTAGCAAAGTCTGGTGCCTGCAGTCGACTGAGGCCAGTTCCATAGAAAACCAGCAAGGCCTGATCTACAAATACCTACCCCCGGAATACCGTTCTGAAACGGGAAAACTACGCCAAGGCACCACGACCAAAATCAACTACTCGGTGAGCGGTGGATTTACCGAAAACAAGCTAGTTCTGCCAAATGGCAGTATGTGTGTCTTCAAGTTTTACTCCATGGATGTCAAAAGCGTGGAAGGTGCCGAGTTGGATTGTGCCTGGGCCGATGAGTTGGTCACCCCAGATTGGCTGGAAGCTCTGCGCTACCGACTTCTGACCCGCAACGGGCTGCTTCACGTCACCTTCACCCCAGTGGCCGGGTATACGCCGACCGTGGCATCAATCCTCAATGGTGCTGTGACCACCGAGGAAGCCGCCGGGGAATTGTTACCCAAGATCACGGGAGATGGGTGTGAGATGGTTCCACTCATCCAGCAACCGCTGGCCCGCAATGCCTCTATCATTTATTTCCACACCCAAGAAAATCCTTTTGGGAACTACCCATCGTTGAAAGTGGTTTTGGAAGGGAAGAATCGGGAAACTATCCTCTGCCGAGCCTATGGGGTGGCCACCCGGTCCCGTGTTTCCCGCTTTCCGCGCTTCCGCGATGATGTCCACGTCGTTGATGCCGAACGAGTCCCGACGGAAGGAACCAATTTTCAAATTGTCGACCCATGTTCCGGACGCAACTGGTTTATGATCTGGGTGCGGGTCGATATTCGAGGTCGCTTAACTGTCTACCGGGAATGGCCTCCGGTCGACCGCTACATCACCGGCGTCGGCGTCGTCGGCCCCTGGGCGATCCCCAGCGCAAACAAAAGCGATGGAGATCCCGGCGATGCGCAGAAAACCTTTGGGTGGGGATTACAGGAATACAAAGAGGAAATTGAACGCCTTGAGGTTGGTGAGGTTATTACGGAACGATTCATGGATTCGCGCTACGCCAACAGCGCCACCCTAGCCAAGACCGGCACCACGACGCTGCTTGAGGAGTGTTCGGAAATCGGCATGGAATTTCTGGCCACTAGCGGAGAACAAATCGATGAAGGGGTCGACCTAATCAACAACCTATTGGCCTACGATCCCGACAAACCAATCGGCCCCGACAACGAACCGCGACTCTATGTCTCCAGGGATTGCGTAAACGTGATTTATGCACTCAAAGAATGGACTGGTGCCGACGGCCGCAAGGGGGCGCTCAAGGATATTGTCGATGTGCTCCGCTATGCCGTCCTAGCAGACCTGCAATACCTAGAGGGGGACATCCTGCGCCCGGCACAACACCCGGGAGGCTGTTATTAAACCTTCTTAAGGGTATCGGGTTCCGACCCTATTCTGACCCGAAATGTCATTTAACGACGGAACTGGGTCAAAGATTGAGCGGATTGGAGCACTCGATGCCGATGGGGACCTTGGTGAAAACCTTTCCATCCTCACAACGGAACTGATTCAATCGACCCGCGACGCGTTTTGGTACTATAACCGCAGCGAGAAAGCTTATCACACCCGGCTCAACCTCTGGAATGGTCAGAGTGCTGACGGCCGCAAGCATGGGGCGGATCTCAATGCCCAACCTTTTCCATGGGAAGGTGCCAGCGACATGAGGCCGCGCATCATTGACAGCGCAATTAACGAGCAAGTCGCCCTCATGATGAGCGCATTCACCCGCGCCAATACTCAGGCCGTCGCCATGGATAGTGGCGACATGGAGTATGCTGAAAAGGTTTCCACCCTGCTCAAATATGTCATCTGGAACCAGATGCGCCCACAAATCCGCCGCGAGCTGCAACTCGCCGCCAACTGGCGCCAGACCTATGGGGCCAGTGTGACCAGTGTCATGTGGGATCAGCAGCTCCGCCGCACCACGCAGCAAATCACCATTGAGGGGCTGGCCACCATGATGGCCGCGACCGAAGACCCCAATCAACTGGCCGCAGTCAAACAGCAAGTGCTTGAGCAAGTCATGGATCCGCTGCGCGAAGAGGAAAACCTGCGTATCCTCACCGGGATGTCGCCAATCCTCAATAAAGGCGCCGCCCGCGCCTGTCTCAAGGATCTGCGAGAGACAGGCCGTTGTGAAATTCCGGTTCCGGAAGTGTTCTCGGCCATGCCTCGATGGAGCGCCCTCCTTCCGATGGTGGATGTTTTCTTTCCGTGCATTACCGACGACATCCAGCGGGCTCCGTGGGTAGCTCATCGGGAACGTCTCACCGAAAGCGAACTGCGCGACCGGATCAATACCCATGGGTATGACGAAGATTGGGTGGAGCAAGCCGTGAAGCGCAAAGGCTACGTTGTCGACACCCTGACATCGAACCTCTTGCTTCTTTCCGAATCTCGCCGCAACTTTTGGGGCATTCTGGATTACGAACGCCGCGACCTGATCGAGATTTTCCATTTTCACCGCAAATCGGTCGATGACGACGGGATTCCCAATGTTTGGAATACCGTTCTTTGCCTTGGGGTCCGCGATTGCGTCGGCCTCGATGAGGCGCTGCCTTACGAGCACGGCCAATACCCTTACGTCGTCCACCAACGCGAACAGATTTCCCGCACGATCCTCGAATCCCGTGGCATTCCGACCATTGCCGACACCTGGGAA